AATATAGTATTCTTTGTAAAAGGAAATATCATCTTTTACACTATCAAGAATATCGACATAAGCTCCTACATCAGTAAATTCTGTTGCAGTAGAATTATTAGTAAACGGATATTTAACTCTAGGGTAATTTGTAAAGTATGCCATTAGAAACCTTCTTGGATATCTGGTTTAGCAAGTGGTCTTTCCTCAACAAATCCCAGTGAAATTTGAGTCTCGTTAAATTTTCCATCGTTAAAGAATGAAGAAGACCTTGGGTTAAAGACAGTGTTAACACTCTGTAAATAACTCTTAAGGATTTTTGGTGGTTGAGTCATATCATTGTTGCCATACTTCATAGTAATTTCAAAATGATTTGGGAACCTATAGGCGTACCCACCTGAACCAACAAAATCAGGATATGCATTTTCTCTAAAAAAGTCTACAATACCTTCAATCATATTGCCTTCTTCTCTGCTGGCAGGGCTTAACATAAAAGAGAACCCAAAGTTACGAATACCAACATCCCTAAACACAGACCTTTTATGTGGGTTAGCAGTAATACCACTACCCAATGCAATACCAGCTGAAATTGCTTCTGAACCAACTACTCCCTGTGCTAAAAGAGAAGCAAATGGTGCAGCATTATCTTTCATTAACCCCATAACATTACTACCTAACTGATCTCTAGATTTTAGAGCATTAGCAGATTGCTGTTGGATATTTGCCATAGCAGCATTTCTCAGAGCAGGATCAACTGCTGTATTTGCGGCTTCTCCTGCAAATTGTGTGACTTTCATTGCTGCCATTCCAGCAATACCCAAGTTCGCATTGTCATAATTAATCTGGTCACTAAAAGTAAGTGCTTCTGGCATATACAAAATACACTGCCCAAAAGAACTTCCATCAGCATCTTTTGCTTGGAAGATCACCTTTGCTTCATATTTTTCATCTTCTACAAGAGGAAATTTTAATCCACTAGCCATTAGTGTTCCTATAAATATTAAATATTATAATTATTTATATGGTGTTTATGAAAACTTACAAAGGTAAATATAAAGTTAAACACCCTGAAAAGTATGATGGTGACCATACAAAGGTTATTTATCGTTCTTATTGGGAAAAGTTTGCTTTCAAATGGGTTGAAGACCAAACTAATATTAAATCATGGTCTTCTGAAGAGACTGTAGTTCCTTATCTTAGTGCAGTTGACAACAAATATCATCGGTATTTTGTCGATTTGAAACTAAATATGAAAGACGGTAGTGTTGTTCTGGTAGAGATTAAACCAGATAAGCAGACCCGTCCACCAAAGAGTAAACGCAGAACAAAAAGATTTATATCTGAATCACTAGAATATGTCAAGAACCAATGTAAGTGGAAAGCAGCTAAAGAGTATTGCTTGGACAATGGTTATGAGTTTCAGATATGGACCGAACACACACTAAAGCAAATGGGGATGAAGTTCTAAATGGCAGGACTATTTCAAAAACTAGAGTTTGAAGCCTTTCGTAAAGGGATTACTCCACGGAGTAAAGAGTCCCGTGCATGGTTCATGAACAAGGCAAAGAACTTGAATGTCAGTAGAAGCAAACTGATGAAAGAAGACCCTATTGAACTGCGCAGTCGTCCTGCTGTGGGCAAGATGTATATGTATTTCTATGATCCTAAGCACAAAGAGACACTGCCTTACTATGACAGGTTCCCATTGATTGTAATGGTAGGTCCAGCACCTAAAGGTTTTATGGGACTGAACCTGCACTATCTTCCCCTTGCTACTAGAGCAAAGTTTCTAGATGCACTGCTCGACACTATAAATAATGAAAGATATGATGAATCTACTCGGTTCAGGTTGTCCTATGAAATGTTAAAACGTGCATCTAAGTTAAAAGCATTTAGACCTTGCTTGAAAAGGTATCTAAGTTCTCATGTGCGTTCTAGACTTGCTATGGTTCCTGCCCCCGAATGGGAGATTGCTACGTTCTTGCCTACAGCAGACTTTGAAAAGGCAAGCAGCAGTGAAGTATACAAAGACTCCAGAAGAAAGATGAGAGTATAACATGGCAACCATTGAAGACTTAAAAGGTGCCTTTGCTGGTAAACCACCAGCACATCCAGATAGATACCGAATCAAAATTCCCGGACTAGGGGAAAATGGAGATATTCTCTGCCAAGCTACAAACTTGCCGGGAAGACAAATCACAACCAATGATAGATCAATCGGTATGCTTACGCAAAAGATGCCCTATGGATTTATCTTTGATGATGTTAGTCTGACATTTTTACTAGACGGAGAATACTCTGTCAAGAATTATTTTGAAGACTGGCAAGAAGACGTTATTGGATTTGATACATATGAATTAGAGTATAAAGATGTATATACTAAACAGATAATTATTGAACAGTTAGATAAAGAAAATAGTCAGGTAATTTATGGTGTCAAGTTAAAAGGTGCCTTTCCTGTTACTATCAATCCTATTGAACTCGGAGATGGTTTGGCAAATCAAATTACACAACTTAATGTTCAATTAGCATTCACTGATTGGGAACGCACTACTTAATGGAGTAACTATAACATGGCTTTACCTAAACTTAATGAGTCGATTAAATACACTACCAAAATTCCGTCTACAGGTGAACAAGTAAAATTCAGACCTTACCTTGTCAAAGAAGAAAAGATTTTGATGATGGCTTTGGAATCTGAAGACAAGAAGATTGCACTAGATGCAATTGCAGATACAATCAATGCCTGTGTTGACGAAGAGATTGATGTATATAAGTTACCAGTCTTTGATATTGAATACTTGTTTACACAGATTAGATCAAAGTCTGTAGGAGAGTCATCTAATGTCAATGTTTCTTGTACAGAATGTAAACATCCTAATCAGTTAAACATTGACTTGAGCAAGATCAAAGTATCTGTGCCAAAGTCTATTAAACCTATCAAGTTGTCAGATGATATGACTTTGCACCTGAAGTATCCAATTCTAGCAGAAGTGACGGATACTATGATTGACAATGAATCTAACAATGTATCCCAGACACAGCAGATTTTTGATTTGATTGCAATTTGTCTGGAGAGTCTAGAAACAGAAGAAGAGTTGATTAATTTTGGTGATGAGTCAAAAGAAGAAGTAATGGCATTCTTGGAATCATTCAATAACAAACAGTTCGAACAGGTTAGAAAGTTTGTAGAAGAATTACCACAAATGAAACATGATGTAAAGTTTGATTGTGAAAGTTGCGCACATGCGAATGAGATTACGTTAAAAGGAACTAGTGATTTTTTTTAGTATGCCTCTCACATGAAAATTTAATTAATCACTATACAGTTAATTTTCAGTTGATGCAACATCATAAATACTCTTTAACAGAACTAGAAAACATGATGCCTTGGGAACGTGAAGTTTATCTTGCTATGCTATTACAATGGTTAAAAGAAGAAGCAGAAAAACAACAACAGAGAAGATAAATGGCTTTATCAGACGTTATTGACAGACTCACAGAAGTCAACGAAGAACAGTTAGTAGAGACTAAAGATATCCGAATTGAAATGGAATCTCTAACTGATCGAGTGACTGACCTAGTTGAGCTGAACAAACAGGACAGACTTGAACGTCTAGAAAGTTTGAGAGAAGGAGCTGGTGCTTTTGAAGCACCTAGTCTTACAGGTGGTGATGCTGGTGTTGGCGCTGGTGGTGGTGGTGACGGTGGTAAAGGCATGCTAGGTGGTCTTGCTAGTGCGTTTATGGGGTTCTTTGGTCTTAAGGCATTCTTAGGTGGTATCGCAGCATTTGGTGGGAAACTCTTATCTTTATTCAAAGGTGTCGGTAGATTCCTTGGTCCAATTGGTTTAATCATTACTGCTATCATTGGAACCTTTGCTGCCATTGAAGGATTTATTAAAGGGTATGAAGAAGGCGGTATTATTGGTGGACTAGAAGGTGCAGTAAAGGGATTTTTTGGTGCTATTATTTCTGCCCCTCTAGACCTCATTAGACAAGCAGCTGCATGGATAGCTATTCAACTTGGGTTTAGCAAAGCTGGTGCATTCTTAAAATCATTTAGTTTTGCTGAAATCTTTAATACAATGATTGGCGGAATCTTTGATGGTGTGCGGGGAGTAGTTGATACTGTTACTGCTATATTCACTTTTGATAAAGATGGTGGTATCCTTGGTAATTTAGGAACTTTAGTTGATATAATCTATGCACCTCTTGGTCTTGCAATATCGTTTGTGCGGGGAATGTTTGGTTGGAGCAAAGAAGATGAAGATGCTGAACCATTTAGAATTTCTACATTTTTATCTGGTGTAATAAAAGATGCTATGAACTGGATCATGACTGATGTGTTTGGTTTTGAGGCTGAAGATACTGACCAAAATCTTATGGGGTTCTTGGGTGATCTTTTCACAACTATCTTTGATCAGTTAATGCAAACTGCTATAAACTTTGGTAAGTCTATTAAACGTGATATTGATATGACAGTTGATGCATTTGGGTTTACATTCATGAATATGTTTGACCAGCTTCTACTTGCTATTCAAAAAAGAGTAAGAATTAAACTTCCAGAACTTCCGGGCAATGATCTTAAGATTGGCCTTGGGCCAGCTAGTTTTACAGTGCCGAAAGGCGCAATTCTTGCAGGGCAAGAATTTGGTGTTGGTGATCCGGACGCAACCCAGCAAAGAATAGACACTCGTAAACTTCAAATGATGGATACTGTTAATGCGTATGAAGCAGCAGGTGGTGGATTATACTCAGGGTATTTTGAACCTGTAATGAATAATAGTGGTGCTGCGATCCAAACCTTAAATGGTGCTGCTGGTGCTTCTACTGCTGGAACTAACGTATATGTCTCTGGTGGAGCTGCTGGCGGTGGTGGAGGCGGAGGCGGTGGAGGTGGTGTAGCAGCTGCTCCCAATGTTGCTTCTTCTACTGCTGCTGAAGTTCCCAATCATTATATGGGTATGCATCCTGATCTTGTATATGGCGGATCAATGCCAACATCCAGATAAAAAAATCCCCGGTGGGAAGTCCTTAAAACACCGGGGATTTTCTCTAACTATCAGTCTTCATTTGCAAGACGTGAGAAATATGACATAGTGTCATCATCTCCATCTGCGTCTGCAATACTTGGTGCAGATACTGGTTCCACAGATTTCATAGGAGCAGTATCAGCAGTGATTGACAAATCTTCTTCCTGCTGTGGAGTAAATGTTCCACTCACACCCAGAACAGCATCCAGTCGTGCTTTCAGCTCTTCGTAAGACTTGTAGTTAGTAGGGTCTGTAAACTCGCTGAGTGGATAGACCTGACCATAAATCGTATCCAGTTTATCATCATCTGCCAGTACAGCAGTAGAAGAAAACTCAGAACGATCATAGTTGCGGTAACCATCTACTTGACGAATCTTCAGTTTAAAGTCAGCCCCTTCCCAGAAATCAAATGGATTTACCGGAGCATCATCAGGAAACTCAGGTTGCATAGATTCCATCAACTTGTCGTGAATCTTTTTACCATACTGGTAAAGGAACACCTTGCCTTCATTCTCTGGATTGCCAGAGTCAGATACAACATAGATGTTAGAAACATACTTCAGGCGACGTTTCTGGTCCCGTGCAGTCTGTTTATCTTCATCACGACCAGTATTCCACAGTTGAGAGTTTAACTCCCCTACAGGGTCTTTCTGACCAAGGGAGGTAAGTGATTTTTCAATATACCACATACCTGTAGTCTTGCCTTTAAAGCCATGGTCCCAATAACGGACCCAAGGAAGTTCTTCACCTTCTGGTGCAGGAAGGAAACGGATAACAGCATAACCATTACCTGCCTTATCTACAGTAGGTTTCCAGACACGTTCATCTGGACCATTACGAACATCAGCTGAGGATTCATTCAACTTTGCTGCTGCATTAACGAGTTTGTCAATGGAAGAACCACGGGACTTTTTAAGATTTGCAAGTGACATATATTTGTATTCCTTTTGTATATTTGTATTCAGTTATATTAAGAAGTGTATCATACTATAAAATTCACGGGTTGTCAATCATTATTTTCAAAGGTGATTGAACCTTTATTTACTTCCATCGGTTTCAGGGCATACGCATTCCCCGATTGCTGGAAGATTCTCGAAACCGGACTCTTCATTGTTACTGTTGTTCGTTGGGTCTGTGGGTTCTCCAACTGATCCAACATCGGTTGGAAGTTGTTCAACATTTCCTTCATCATTAGATAATTCTTCCTCATTTATTACTACATCCTCTTGGGTTTCTTCCCAACCTGATCCAACTTTAGCACGACCAAGAAGGTCATCTTTATAAATGTATGAGCATGCACCGATACCCAGAATTACAACTACAAAAGGAATATACATTCCTACTAGTCTTAACATAAATTTCCCCAATCTATTCATTTGTTCCTCACAATGGTAGAGTATTAATTCTCTCAAGGTAATTTAAGTTGCGAGCTTCTGCTTCTAGTTTATCCTTGATTGAGGTATTTATCAGGTTTGATATTCGATCTGGTTCAACATCTAGTTTTCCCATTAGATGTGTTAGAGCATCCATGTAAGACTCTCTTTTAGAGAATACATGATCCTCTACCAGCTCACAAAACTTTTTCTTTGTTAATATCTTATTTGCAAGCATTATACATGTCCATCATATCTTTATAATTTGAATTATCAATAGGACATAACTTATCACAGTTTCTACACACTGTCAAGTCTTTTCTATTGCCTTCTACTAACTTAGTTCTATATGACATTAATGTTGGGTTCTCTTCTACATATTCCAATATTGATTCTGTTTTAATATTACCCAAGACTATTCTGTCAAACCAATCATGGCAACATAAGTTGTAGTCACCATTCCAATCAATCATCAACCGTCTGAAGATAATGCTACATGTGCTATCACTAAGTTCTTTGGTAATGTGGTCTTCATAACCTCGACTAGAGAAGTTTCCTCCCCATTCAGTTTGTGTCTTTGTTTCTAATTCTCCATAATCAGGTTTAAACCTTAATGTTATGTGAGGACTCTTTCGGTTTTCATTTTTATTGTCAATAGATTTTTTTAGTTTAAATGCTTTAACTTTTTGTTTACTAGTTCCATTTGGGTCATAGGCAGTATCGTAAACATCATAAACTATAACATCTGCTTTGTTTACAGAATCTTCATACTTACTAAAGTTTTTGCCATTACTAATCAACCTGATAGAGTATTTTCTGTTAGGATCAGCAAATATATCCATTAACTCTTCAAAGTAAATGTTTAGAGTCGGTTCTCCTTTACCTGATATTACAAGGTCACCAGAAAAATTAATCTCATCTAATTGTTCCTTAACGATCCTTGCAGTATCCGGTGTCATATGAACATTGTTATTTTTCCCTTTAAACCCAAAAGAGTGGGGACAAAATGAACACTGTAGGTTACAAAGGTCAGTAAAGTTAAGCTCTACTGATTCTAGTACATTAGTAAAAATCACTATTTTTGTTGCTCACAAATTCTTGATATGCTTCATTGCCAGACAGGATTTCATCAATGTCATAGGATTGAGCATACTCCAAGTCATAAGCAGCAATCTTTTCCATACGTTTCTTCATGCGGAATTGAGTGTCAAAGTGCTTCTTACGGAGTTTGGTTTTCAAAGTTGCCATGCGATATATCCTTTCTCATTATTACACTTTATTAATATACACAGATAGTCTGTCACTGTCAAGCTCTTTTTAAGGTTCTCCATCTCGATTTTTATATCTTTCTTCAAGAACTAATAAAACTTTTTTTAGTTCACTAATCCCCCAAACATCCATATCTTGATGGTCCCAAGGATACTTTACCATGAATAGACTATCTTCATTTAAACTTGGGTCACCTAGTCCATTGAATGAAACACCAATTCTCACTGGCATTATGTCAAAAGAGTTATGCTTTCTCTGTGGAATAAACTTGAACTGTCTGACTTCAAATATTTTGATGGGGTCATGTGTCTTTTGTTCCATAATAAGTTCCAGTTCCAGTTGTATATGTTATGGATGTAACAGTGCCAGTTCTTTGTAATGCCTTTCCACCATTACTACCAGAACCTCCACCCGCAGCACCCCATCCACCACCGCCACCAGCAGCAGAACCAGAAGAACCAGAGTTAGTATTAGTTCCCCCACCACCTCCGGGTCCACCAGCATGCAACGGAGCGAAAGCTGGTGAATATACTCCCCCAGAGCCACCACTGGCATTTGCGATAATTTTATTTCCCCCGCCGCCACCACTTCCGGCAGAAGCATCATTGGCGGTCTGTTCATTATTGGAGCCAACATGATTACCACCACCACCACCGCCACCAAGCCCACCAGCGCCCGATCCAGCAAAACCTCCATTTAACCCATTGTCATTTCTTGCTCTATTTGCGCCGTTTCCGCCAGCATTTGCATCTGATTTTGATTTTACCAGATTTCCATTTCCCCCTGAAGAAGTATCACTTCCAGAAAGTCCACTAACATTAGAGTTACCACCATCCCCACCATTCCATCCACCGCCACCGCCAGCTTTTGCAGATGATCCATATGCACTAACAGTATCCCCTCGACCACCACCACCGCCACCAGCAATGATACCACCGCCCAGATTATCAATAGTGATTTTATTTGCATTGTGTGTAATTCTTATTGCAGCAGTTCCAGAATTGCCATTACCACCATTACTACCACCATTCCCGCCTCTTCCTGCAATAATACCTTTATTGGTAATTGATAGATCACCAAAGTATCCACCACTCTGCATACTACTATTAAAGCAAGCGTCACTATCAATAATAAATTCAAACGGAACATTTTGCTCATTACTAACGTTTGGCACAAAAGTATCTGCAATGTTATAAAGATTAACTTGTGAACTTTTAGATATGGATATAGAAACTCCATCTTTATCAAGATAGTAGTTATTGTTTGTATCCAGTTCAAAAAACTCTACTTTAATAACATTAACTGCACCATAGAAATCGGAAAACTGAATTGTTCCTGTAGTTGGAACATTATCATTCTGTGGTGTAGCGGCAGGAACTAATCCACCGTTAACATAATACTCACTTAATGAATGTGGTCTTAAAGATGTAGGAGTAGCATTATCGGTAATAAATTCTGGAACAATATGACTTTCAAATGAAAGTGTAGTTAACCCACCAGCAGAGTCACTTTTGATTGCCATTATTAATTATCCAATCTAGACTCTAAATCTTCTACCTTGCTAGAAAGTTCTTTGACTGCTTCAATTAGAACAGCAACTAGGTTAGGGTATGACATGGTGTAATAATCATTTTGGATACTGACTACTTCTGGAATAATCTTTTCTACATCCTGTGCAATAAGACCTATTTGCTTTTTACCAGAAGGGTCAAAGGTATATCTAACACCTTGCATCTGATTGATCTTTGCTAGACTATCTGTAAGAGGTTCAACATCACTCTTCAGTCTAGAGTCAGATGGTACAAGGTTCTGGAATGCAATAAGGTCACCACCAGCCTGAATAAGACCAGTAACTGTCAAGTTACCATCAATATCAGTGTTCGTTAAAATCTCATAGGTGCTACCGTTTAGCTGTGCACCATTAGTGAAACTACGACCATTTACATCAGTTCTATTTTCAACTGCCATGCCACAACCTTAAATGTTAGAATATACTATATTTATAAGGTATCTAAAGGTTGGTAGTAGTCGTAAATACTTTCAGCATAACGCATACGATCATCATAGATGTGAATAATCTTATTAATACCGGCGCATCCTTGAACTGGATGAGCAGACAGCATATTAGTATATTGCTGC